TCGACAGCGCGTTGTCAGAGAAGCAGCGAGAGTCTACTATCACGACGTTCCGAGAGGCGTTGCCAACGCGACTCAACAATCCCGAAGAGTCAGCGATCATCGTAATTATGCAGCGGCTGCATGAAGAGGACGTTAGTGGCGTCATTCTCGAGAACAACCTACCGTATTGCCATTTGATGCTGCCGATGGAGTTTGACCCCAACCGGCGCTGCGAGACCGAGATTGGATTTGTCGACCCGCGAGAAGAGGACGGCGAGTTGCTGTTCCCGGCGCGTTTCCCACGCCACGTCGTCGAACGCGACAAACAGGTGCTGGGTCCTTACGGTTATGCCGGACAGTTTCAGCAGTCACCAAGCCCGCGCGGCGGCGGCATCATTCTCCGCGAATGGTGGCAGCTTTACGACGACGAGATGGCCGCAGCTCAAGGCGTGAAAGACGCCAGCAAATATCCGGGCATGGACTTTGTCGTCGCGTCTCTTGACGGCGCGTACACGGAGAAGGAAGAGAACGACCCCAGCGCCTTGACAGTGTGGGGCGTTTTTCAGCGGGGCGGAAGCGTTGCGCGGCGAATGCTGTCTCGTCACGGCGACATCGTAGAGCTCATCGACGACAGGGACACGATACCCGGCTTGATGCTTATGACGGCATGGGCGAAGCGACTGCCGATACATGGCCCCGTCATCGAGCGAGAGCCGGACGAGAGCGAAATTTCGCATCGGTTACGACAGAAAGCGTCTTGGGGTTTGGTTGAGCACGTCATTGACACGTGCAACAAGTACAAGGTTGATAAACTGTTGATCGAGGCGAAAGGCCCGGGGCTTAGCGTCGCGCAAGAAATCAAGCGGCTCAACAGAACGACATCCTGGAACGTAGAGCTCGTGAACCCGGGGAACGCGGACAAGGTCGCCCGGGCCTACGCTGTCCAGCCGATCTTTTCTTCGGGCACAGTCTATGCGCCGGATAAGACATGGGCGGAGATGGTGATCACGGAGTTTGAGCAATTCCCGCGCGGCAAGCACGACGACCTCGTGGACAGCACGACGCAGGCGCTCAAGTATCTCCGAGAGCGCGGCATGCTCCAGCGACCAGAGGAAGTTGCTGCGGAAGTCCGCCATGAAGGCGCGTATCGGCAGCCGCAAAAGATCATCTACGACGTGTGATTTTACTTTACTTTCCCTGTCTGTGGCAGTATAGTGCGCTTTGTTATCCGAGCTCCGGTGCTGTGAGAAGCATAGGCATTCCGGTGTCGACTTGGGTGTGAATCCCAGAGCTCGGCCTTATAGATGATTGGGCGATGCTGCCAAGCGTCTCATTACGGTGAGCGTGACCCTGTCAGTAATGCTGGGTTTTCGCCGCCCAGTCTTCCAACCCTACGCTAGTGTTAAAGAAAAATTCGCAAACGTATGGACTACAAGAGACACTATAAACTTTTAATAAATCGAGCTATTACCAGACAACTCGAGGGGTATGCTGAGAGACACCATATCATTCCGAGATGTCTGGGGGGAACAGACAACCCTGAAAATTTAGTTTATCTTACACCTGAAGAGCACTACGTTGCACATCAATTACTTACTAAAATGTACCCAAACAATACGAGGCTTTTACGTGCAGCGTGTATGATGGTTCCGAACAGACCGTCTAATAAGCTCTACGGCTGGTTACGAAGAAGACTCTCCGAAGCACAGAAAAGAGAGCGCGTAGGTAAGGGTAATGGTCAGTTCGGTAAAATTTACATACACAATAAAAAATTGAAAAAATGCATCTCTATAGATAAAGAGGACGCTATACCCGTTGGTTGGAAAGTCGGGAGGGTTATTCTTTTTGACGAACCCAGGGTAAAGTGCAAAATGTGCGATAATTATTTTGAGAGACCTCGTACATCAAACGCAAAATACTGTTCAGAGGTCTGTAAAAAGTCTGATACAACGCCTGCGGTTAAGTTCATCAATGAAAATTTGGACGAACTTATAGCCTTGTTTTTAACAACTCGCTCGGTTAACAAAACTTTGAAATCGGCTGGAGTTACAGGCAGAAGAGCCGGAAACGCTTATTTTTGTAAAATCCTAAAAGAGCGGGGAATACAACTTTTACGGAGACGAAATAGCCGACTTAGTTAAAATAGTATAACACCGGCTTTGTAACCCGGTATCGCTGGGGCAGTACCAGCAGTCGGCACCATTGCTTTTACCCGCAATTCACGCTAAACTTCGGGATCCTACTGTTGGCGCACGAATATGAAATCTGTCCAGGATGTCGCAGCCCAAGCCGAAGCCCTGCGCACCCGGGCGCTAGAGATCATGCGACAATTTCGGGACCATGCGGACGATCCCGCAAAGATAATTGAACTTTCTGACGAGCTCGTCGCTCTGGTCGAACATTACGAAGCGCATGCAGCTACGCTGATCCGCATCCAAGAGATGGCGGAAGTTTTGGTCACGCAGAGCTGCTCCGGACCGCACTAAAAGGTTATCAACATGGACGACTTTCGCTTTCTTCAGCAGCCCGCTCCGGAAACGCCTGAGCAGCCTGGAGGTGAAACAGTCGACCTCGGGGAACTTGACGTTGTTAAGACACAGCCCGACGCAATAATTATTGACACAGGAAACGACGGCTCGGTAACCGTAAACTTCGGCGGCTTCGGCCTGAAGCCGATGGACGAAGGGTCGTCCGACCACGACGCGAACCTGGCAGAATTCCTGGACACAGGCACGCTCGGCGGTGTGGCTGAAGAACTCTTGCGCGTTATCACGGACGACGTCTCTCGGCAGGAACGGAAGCTCGCGGACATCGTCAAGGGACTTGATCTTCTCGGCGTGACGCTTGAGGAACCGAAATCAGAACCCAATGATGCGGGGATCTCGGTGGTAAAGCACCCGCTGCTGCTCGAAGCGGTTCTTCGCTTCCAGGCGAACGCGCGCGGCGAGCTTCTACCGGCGGACGGGCCGGTCAAAGTCGCCAACGAAGGCGACAGCACATTACAGATCGACGAGCAAGCTAACCAACTTGAGCAGGACTTCAACTTCTACTTGACGACCAGCGCGCCGGAATATTACCCGGACTTCGACCGCATGCTGTTCTCGCTCGGGCTGACGGGCGAGGCGTATCGCAAAGTCTATTGGCACCCGATCAAGCGCCGCCCTGTCGTTGAGACGATCGACCGAAAGGACATCATTCTTAGCGACGGCGCTGTGTCGCTCGAGGCTTGCTCGCGGATCACGCACCGCTCTCGGATGCGCCCGTCCCTCGTGAAGCAGATGCAGTTGGTCGGTGCCTGGCGGGACGTTCCACTGACCTCTGGCGTGTATTCGCCGGACGTTAACCAGGTCGACCGCAAGCTTGACGAGATCGTTGGCATTCAGCCGAAACTCACGATCGCCGGCCAGGACGAGCAAGACCGAGAGATTTTCGAGTGTTATTGCGAGCTTGATCTTGCGGGGTTCGAACATGAAGAGGACGGTGAGCGAACGGGTCTTCCTCTTCCTTATCGCGTTACAATTGATAAGGATTCTCGTCAAATCCTTGAGATTCGACGATGGTGGGGGGAAGGAGACGAGAACTGCACCCGCAAAGAGACCTTCTGCGAGTATGTATTCGTTCCGGCGTTTCCGGGAACGAACTTCGGTCTTCTTCAGATCCTTGGCAACGCGAGCCGCGCGCTGACTGCGGCGTGGCGCATCGCGATTGACGCGGGAATGCTCGGGAACTTCCCCGGCGGAATTATGGCGCGCAGCACCGGAAAACAGCAGACGACCAACATCCGCGTTGGTCCGGGACAGGTTGCGCCCGTGGATGTTGACGGTGTCCCGCTGAACCAGGCGTTTCTCCCGTTGCCTTATCGCGGTGTTGACGCAGGCTTCGTGGCCATCATTCAGAACGTAGAGCAGACCGCGCAGCGTCTCGGCGGTACGGCCGAAGCTGCGGTCGGCGAGGGGCGACAGGACGCACCCGTCGGCACGACGATTGCGTTGATTGAGCAGGCGCAGAAAGTCATGTCTGCCGTCCATAAGCGCATGCACGCTGCGCAGGCGAAAGAGTTTCAGCTGCTGAAGGATTTGTTCGTTCGCGACCCGTCGGCGTTGTGGCGCTCGAACAAGAACCCGAAGTTCAAGCAGGACGCCTACCTTTTACAGCAGGCGCTCGAGAATAAGAACATCGTTCCGCGCGCCGACCCGAACACCGCGTCGCAGTCTCTGCGTATTCAGAAGGGCATCGCGCTCTATACGTTAGCGTCGCAGAACCCATCGGCTTTCGACCAGAAGGCTGTCTACAAACGCCTGTTGTCGATGCTCGACATTGACGACGCCGACGACTTGTTCTCGAAAGCGCCTCCGGGACCGCCGCCGGTTGACGAGACGAAGGTGATGTCCGCTAAGGCTCAAGTAATGGGCGCACAAGCGAAAATGATCGACGCTTCCATAAAAGCGCAGCAAGCCGAAGGGGAGATGGGGCTAAAAATGGCCCAGCTTCAGACGCAGAACATTGCTGAAGTTAACAAGAAGCAGGCACTATCAATTGACGCTGCTAATCATGTGGCAGATAGAAAGGCTAAATTGGCGCTTGAAACACTTCGACTACGACAGTCAGAACTCGTTCATCGAGACAAGCTAAATAACGAACAAGCTCAGGCTTTACTCGATCGCGATACCCAGCGACAATTGAAGGGGCTAGAGCTCGAGAAAGCGCGACAGCAACAGACCGAACGGACTCAGGGTGAGAGCTGATCGCTGAAATCTGACCTAATCTGCAACAATCGGGTGTTTTGACATGCTTCTGGCGCACAAAATCGAGATTAGACCCAACGCGGCGCAGCGCGATTATATCGAGCGCGCCCTTGGTGTGCGCCGACACGCATTCAACCAGTTGCTCGCGCACTTCAAGCAGGACGACGTGAAATGGTCGAAGGCTGCGGCCTATGAGCATTTCATCAAGACGATCCGACCGCAGTTTGAGTTCTATGGCGAAGTGTCGGCGCGTGTGTCGCGCAACGCCATCGACGATCTGGACAACGCCTTCAAGCATTTCTTCCGCCGTGTGAAGGAAGGCAAAAAGCCCGGCTTCCCGCGCTTCAAGAAGAAAGGCGTCAATGACAGCTTCGCCCTGCGCGAGGCCGTCAAGTTCGATGTCGTCGGCCGTGATCTGCGTATTGAGAAATGCCCCGGCAGGATCAAGCTGCGCCAGAAGCTGCGCTTCACCGGCAAGACTAAGCAAGTGACGATCAGCAAGATCGCCGGCCGGTATTTCGCCGCCATCCTTGTCGAGACGGTAGACTATGACGCGAAGGCTGGCGACCGTTTGCCCGTCATCGGCGTTGATCTCGGCCTCAAGTCTCTGGCCGTCGCCAGCGACGGGACCGTGATCCCCGCCAATCAGAAATTGAAAGCCTCTCTGCGTCGTCTCAAGCGGCGTCAGCGGCGGCTTTCGAGCAAGACGCCCGGTTCCAATCGGAGAGCGAAAGCCAAGCTCTCTGTGGCGCGTCTGCACGAGCGCATCGCCAATCAGCGAAAGGCGGTGCTGCACGAGGCGTCCGATCTCCTGACGAAGAAGGCGGACGTTATCGTGCTAGAAGACCTCAATGTGTCAGGCATGGTCAAGAACAGGCGGCTCGCCCGCGCTGTTTCTGACGCTGGCCTGCGCACATTGCGCACGATGATCGAATACAAGGCCGCTTTGCGCGGCGTGTCGATTGTCGTCGCAGACAGGTTCTTCCCTAGTTCGAAGACATGTTCTTGCTGCGGCGTGGTCAAGAAATACCTAACGCTGGCTGATCGTGTTTTCAGTTGCGACGACTGCGGTTCCGAAATGGATCGTGACCTCAACGCCGCAACTAATCTGAAACGTCTGCACGCGTTCCCGGCGGACGCTAAACGCACGCAAGAGGAAGGTAAGACGGACTTGTCCGCGCTTCCGTTGACGGCGTGAAGGAGCCAGAGAAAATGGTAGATTTCTACAGATTACCTCAGGTTCTTAGGAGCGGCGCAGAGTGATGGCTGACGACGTTGAAGAGGCGCTTCGCCTGATAAGCCGCCGGGCAAGCCCAATTGTCGACCATCCCGCATCGGAAAAGATCCCGATGCGTTTCCGCTACGGTCCGCGTCATGGGGACAACGGGCTGAAAGACATCGGGTTTCTTGGGCCTGTCAAGCAAGACGACCACGTCGTTAGCGAATATTCATCTGACCGAGAGTTTCAGTACCCATCCGTTTACAAAGGAATTACGCCGCGCGACATGGCTGCTGTCCTGATGGCTGAGCGGTTTGGTACGCCGAAATATAAGGGCGAGGATATTATCAGCGAGCGCCTGAATGAGAGTCAGGAAAACATCCCGTTCCCAGAAGATGTCGACGATAGGGCCTACGCTGTGGCAAAGCAGCGAATATCAGAGGGGCGCTCGCCGTTTTACGAGCCAGGGCGTGATGCTTACCCTAATTGGTCGCCGGACCAAGAGTGGGAAGAACCCGCTGTAATGCCCCACCGCGCAGAGGGTGGCGAAGTAGACGACGCCTTGCGCGTCGCCCGAAGCTACGAGCCTGCGCTCAAGGACTTACCCAAACAAGAGCCCGAACTCAGGGAATATCGCCCGTCGCTCAAAGAGCGCATTGCTGCTGCGTTGATGGGCGAGGAGCGCCCGTCACCAGAGCGGCGCAATTTTGCTGAGGGCCTTTCCGAGCTTGCGTATTACGTTCCGGGAATTGGCGAGGCGATCGCGGGCGACAGACTGGGACGGTCAATCGCAACCGAAGACTATTTGACAGCGCTGAAGACAGCACTGGGCGTTATTCCGGGGACGGGGAAGCTCGTTACGGACCGGTTGCCAAAGGCATTCGGCGGGCAGGCTTACGCTAACGATATGGCGATGGTCGGAGCTAAGAAGGGCGGGCGGATCAATACGACGATTGACCGAGACCCTGATTGGGATATGGGACTTGCGGCAGGCGGCGAGGTTGAAAACGCGCTTCGGCTTGCGCGGAAGCGGCTTGGCGAGGGCGGCGTTCCTGATGAATCTGGGGAGCGGGAGTTTTTACAAGAGAATCTTAAAGGTTCAGCACCCCAGTATGTAGAGCAGAATGACTTACCCGCAAGGGTTGCGCGTGGAATTGAGGCTGCGGATAGCGCTGCGGGAAATGTTAACGATTTAGCCGCGAATGCGCTGATGATGGACGCCATGCGTTCGCCGCAAGGCCGAAAAGCTTCTGAAATTATTACTGCACCACTACCCGACGACCCGAATGAAGTCGTAAAACAGGCTATGCGTCAGTATAGGCGTGGAGACGAGCTGGGCGCTGCGGAAACGATGACCGAGTCGCTTCCAATGACAGAAATGTTTATTGGGAAGAAAGCAGTTTTACACCCCGCTGAAAGACACGCGGCAGAAGTTGCACGTGACATGTACGACAAAGGCGTAGACAAGGGCGACATATTGAGACACACACGCTGGTTTCGGGGGCCAGAAGGCCCGTATAGGAAAGAGATTTCGGATAAATCAGCAGAGTTTTTTCCGGACAAAGTAACCGGAGACGATGCGCTACACAAAATATTTGCGCACGATAATTTGTATGAGCGCTACCCGCATTTAAAAGACATGTCAGTCGTAGTCGACCCCAACACTAAAGGCGACGCTTATTATAGTCACGGATACGGTGGCAAATCGCCGTATATCGCTATAAGTCCGGAAGTTGCTGGAAAAGCAGACCTAGGTCGAGCGTCGCTACTCCACGAGCTTCAGCACGCAATACAAATGCACGAGGATTGGGCGCACGGCGCTTCACCCTCAAACCCTGCTTATCAAAATATACCTAAAGGTTCTAACCCAGTCACTAAGGCAATCAATAGCGTTTTAGGTCGGTATGTGGACCCCGAAGTGGCTTACGGACGTTCGCTTGGCGAGCGAGAGGCAAAGAATGTCGAGTGGCGTTCAAAATTGCCTGAAGAAGATTTAACTTATTTACATCCGTTAGATACAGCAAACCACTTTTATGAAAATAGCCCAGAAGGTCCTCGGGACAGGTTTAAAGGTAAAGTCCCCTCAGAGAACGAGTTGCTTGTTGAGCGACCGAAGGATAGAGCGCCGATGACTTTAGACGAATATTTAAAAACAAATCCGTACGCTAAAGGCGGCGAAGTTGAAGACGCGTTACGCTTAGCACGTGCGTCCGGCGGCAAGTCCTCAGCCTGGTCCCGCAAGGAAGGGCAGAACCCCGAGGGCGGCTTGAACGCGAAGGGACGCGCCGCAGCCAAGCGTGAAGGCCACAATCTCAAACCGCCTGCGCCACACCCGAAGAACGAGAAGGACGCGGCGCGGCGAAAGTCATTCTGCGCTCGAATGCAGGGTATGAAGGACGAGTTGACGAGTAAAGAGACGGCGCGTGACCCCGACAGCCGGATCAATAAGTCTCTGCGCGCTTGGAACTGTGCGGATGGCGGCGCGGTTGATGAGGCTGTGAAGCTCGCCAGCGGCGGCAAGCCCGTGTGGAACAAGCCCCGACCGAAATCGTTGGGCAAGTCTGAACCGCTTAGCAAGGGCCAGAAGGCTTCGGCTAAGGCTGCAGCGAAGAAGGCTGGACGCAAGTATCCAAATCTCGTCGATAATATGCGCGCAGCTCGCAAGGGTGACTGATTATGAACGACGCTGTCAGAGACGCACTCCGCATTGCAAAGCGACCGGTGAAGCCTGTCCGCTTCCACCACACTGTCGCGCGCAAGGGATACGCAGAGGGCGGCGACCCGCACGCTGAAGGCGAAGTTACGTTCGCCCCGCCGCAGCAGCAAGAAACTGCGCCCACCCCCGTACAACAAAAGGAAGAAGAGTCTGAGCCAGTTCCTGAACAATCAGTGGACGTGCCTGTTGACGAGGTTACACCTGTCTATCAGAGACTGATCAATCCTGCAGGATTTTACTCCCGCGCTCACGAAGTCGCCCTGAACGAATTACCTGAAGGCGAGCTTGCGTGGCCAGAGTTACGAGCGCTAATGCTAAATCATCCGGGCTTATTTGAAGAAGAGATGGTTTCTTCGGGTCTTCACCCTGAAGCATTCGATAATGAGCGGGTGCTGACGCGTGATGACGTTGCGAAAATTATTGAGGAGAACTTTCCGAAAGAGCAGCCCTACGAAAACGCTGAGACAGCGTCGCCGGAGCCTGGCGAATGATCTCCGAAGAAATATTTGAACGCTTGGTTGCTGCAAGAGAATTACTAAACCCGTCAAAGACGTCAGCCAGAGACGCTCTCAAAAAAGACTTTGACCGGGCGCGACTAGTTGTGGGTCCTGAATATGAGGGCGACGTTGATGACGGAAAATTTCGTTTGGAAGATTTATTGAGGTTAGCTGAAAGCCGGGCGTGGAATGAAGGGGCAAGTTATTTAAAATCAGAAACGATGTATTTTACGGAGGTAAGATACGCGGGAATAGCTCTCGTTGACGTACCGAACGAATTAAAACTATTCGGCAATGTCGTTTCCAGCTGGGCGTATGCTCGGTCAAAAATTCACCCCGTCTTACCGGAAGACGGTGAAAAAATACTTGCGGGCTGGTGTGTAGACATCTTTCCGGCCCAAAATGACCCGAACGACCCGAGGTCTTTTGAAGAACGCTGGCGGGACGTGTATCGGGACATGGAAGTTCGCGAAGCGACACGACGTGCTTTCGAAAACGAGCTGCTCAGTGTCGGGGTGACAATTGAGGCGTGTCCTGACCTCAAAGACCAGCAACGCGTCGTTCCTCGAAAAGTGTTTCTTGCTCTCTCAAAGAATAAATCTGAAAGAGAAAATTTACCGCTTTGCACTGCTCAAGCGACGATATTGACGGAGTTAGAAATTGCGAAGCTGTGGACTTCTTCAGACGATTATCAGAATTCGTAGTTTGACGATGGTTTAGATTCTTTGACGTCAAGCAGAAACCAAAGAAGTAGATCACCGAAGATGTAGGGGATGACGTCCATGAAACACCTGCGTGGTTGCTGACTACGCTTGAGGACGTTGGGTGTCGGCGCTAAATCTCTTAACGGGTCTTCGGACGCCATCAAGAATAAACATCGTGATTGACCACAGGATGCTTTCTAGAATGAAATCAACGAAAAGCACGCTTTTGAACCCCCTCCATGAGACGTTTCAAAACATACTATACTTTAATCCTACGGAAAGCGCAAGCTAAATTGCGTCGTTTGACGAGCGACCCGATTTAGGCTATAATTCGCGTTCCCGGGGGTATATGACGTGTATTTGCCAGCCAACACAAATATAAATTGCGGCGTTTACCGTATTAAAAATACGCGTAACGGGCATTTCTATATTGGCTCAAGTAAAAATTTGAATAGACGTTTTCGGCAGCATAGAAACGCTCTTACGAAGGGCAAGCACCACTGTAACCATTTACAGAATGCGTGGAATTCTGAGTCAGACACGTCTGTTTTTGTGTTTGAAAAATTTATCTACTGCACCCCAGAAAAACGGATTGAGCTTGAACAGGGGTGCATAGATTTTATGAAACCTTACTATAATGAGAATAAGATTGCGGGGATACCGCCGGTTAACTACGGGGAAGACAACTGGTTATATAAAAATGGCGAAAAATCTTCGTTTTACGGAAAGCCTGCTTGGAACAAAGGACTGCCGAAGGAGTTACAACCAGCGTATGGTAAACCAGGGTCTCTTCTAGGAAGAACAGGTCCAGAACACCCTTCGTGGGGTAAGCCGTCTTGGAACAAAGGTAAACCACTTACGTCAGAACATAAACAGAGTATTAGTGTCGCTAAGTATAATTCGAAAAAACCGCATAGTGTTAGAAAATTAAACGAAACTGACGTTTTGTCTATCTTAGCGTCCGTTACAGAGTCCCTAGCTGAACTTTCTTCGAAGTACGCTGTAACAAACGAAACTATATCTAGGATACTTCGAAATAAAACATGGCGATATATCCCCCGCGATAAGGTCTGGACGGCTTCTGAATTGCGCCTTAGAGGGTGGAATGACGAACGAAGAAAGAAAGTCGGGGAGAAATCAGAGGGCTCAAATAGTCCTTTTTCTAAACTTACAGAAGAACAAGTTCTAGAAATTAGAGCGTCTCCGCTCAAACATACAGAACTTGCAAAAATTTACGGCGTACACCCTACGACGATCTTCGGGGCACGAAAAGGTTCCACTTGGAAACACTTACCGTTTAAACAAAATAAGCCTCGCGCTGAGGACGTTCAACCTCTTGATTGGCCATCAAGAGCTTTGTCGTATAGTGATTCCGATAAATCATGAAGCGACACCCCTATATAGGATTAAAGCTATGGTACACACATATAAGCGCGAAGCTGCAGAGCTTCATGAGAAAAAGTTAAAATCCTACGGGAAAGACGACAAAGAGGGCGGATCAAAAAATACGCCTAAGACTTGGACTGGACTTCCAGCTTTGTCGACAGATAAACAGGCGGGTCGCGCGCCGCTGAACTCGGAAGAGTATATCCCGCCGGAGCGGAAAATTGTAAAGAAGAAAGGCGGCGCAGTTCATGGCGCGGCTTCGCTTAAGCGTTTGGACAAAGCCTCCCGCAAAGGCAAAGCCTCGGGTGGCATGCGTACCGGCCCGGTCCCGTCGGGCTCAGAGCAGCAGGAACAAGCGGACCCGACCGCCCGCTTCAAACCCGGCGCGATGGCCCCGCGCACGATGCGTAAGAAGGGCGGATTGACGCAGCAGCAGGATTACGAAGCTCGCTCGCACGAGTCTACGGCTGCTCAAAAACGAGCCGCTGGCGGTCGTATGAAAGACGATGACGACCACGAAGAAGATCACGAGGACGAGCGTGAAGATCGCGCCCTCGTCAAGAAGATGGTCAAGTCGGACGCGCTGACAGGCAAATCCTACGGTGGCCGCGCCAAACGCGCCGAAGGCGGTTCGCTTATGGGCGACGGCGGCGGAAAGAAAGCCGCTTCGACCAAGGGCAAAACGACGGTCAACATTCTTATCGGCGGCGCAAAAGCTGTTGACGACGGTATGGGCATGATGCCTCCTCCGGGCATGATGATGCCGCCGCCCGGCGCGATGCCTCCGCCGCCCCCGCCTGCACAGATGGCACCGCCCCCGCCTGCACAGATGGCACCTCCGCCCCCGCCCCCGCAGGGTGGAATGCCCCCGGGCGGTATGCCGATGCCGCGTAAGGACGGCGGGCGCACATTCGCAGACATAAAAGTTAGTAAGCCGAAAATTAAGGACGGATACCCGGTGTTGACCGGTGGAAGCGGCGGGGGCAAGGGGCGGCGCGAAAAGGTCCTTGCTTACGGCGAAGAATAACTTCGACTTGCTTCTGCAAGTTTTGTGGGCTAAAATCGAAAGCGGGAGCGCTGTGGGTCAGCACTCCCGCTTTCTGACCAATACACAAAGGAAG